GTACGAAACACAGATGGTTCGGCGGTCATAAGCAATCGAGCGTTTGGGAAGTGGCCAAGGTTCCAAACGCAAAATACGAACATCCAACACAGAAACCTGTTGAGCTGTTCGCAATTCCGATTCGTAACCACACGCGAAAAGCCGAACTCGTCTTTGAGCCTTTCTCTGGCAGCGGTACCCAGCTCATCGCTGCCGAGCAACTCAACCGCCGCTGCTACGCAATCGAAATCAGCCCGGCTTACTGCGACGTCGCCGTGAAGCGGTGGGAGAACCTGACCGGCAAACAGGCGATCCGCGAGCCAGCAGCCAAAGCCGCCTGATGTGCCGACCGATCCCAACATCCTCGGACAGCTCATCGCAATCCGCCGCGAGCGGCGTGCGCGGGCGAAGCGGCGGGCGCAAGAGCACCTCGAAGAGTGCTGCCAACAGGCCCGCGACGGCGATCCGTTTCCCCTCATCGCATTGCAATGGGGCCGCACGGTTCGTGCTGACGAGGTTGTTACCGATCCGCAGCTACCGGGCGAATTGAAGAGCCGGGGCGAACGGTTCCTGATCCTTGATGAGTTTCAAGAGGACGTGATTCGGTCGCTGTTCGACCCGGCCATCCGCGACGTCTACGTGAAGGGCAACGCGGGCTGCGGCAAGAATTTCGCAGTCGGCATTGCCGTCTGTTGTTACTTTCAGGCGTTCTCCGGGTCGAAGGTCGTCATCACGCGTGACTCTTACGCGACGGCGGTCAAGGTCGCGTTCAATGAGGTTCGCCGCTGGTGGCGTCGCATGGCGTACCAGCCGCCTGAGATCGACATGCAGGTATCTGGGGCCGTCGACCTTGCCTCCCGCGAGCATGCCATCACAGTGGCATCGCCGGACTCAGACGAGGGCTTCTCCGGCATCCACGGCGAGCACGTGCTGTTCGTGTTCGACGAGGCGACGGCTTCCGTGCTTGAGGATCGGTTCCGTCTGGCCGACACGCAGGCGACGAAGTTCCTCGCACTGGCCAACCCCCGGACGATGAGCGGGAATTTCCGGAAGGCGTTCGTCGGCTGCACGGACGAGCCGAACCGGACCCAGACGGTCAAGGCGCCCTATGGGCTGCGGCGGCTCATCACGGTCGGTGGTTCCGATTGCCTCAACGTGCGGACCAAGCGGATCAAGCGGCCCACGGCCCCCAAGGGCGGGATCGAAATCGGGGGCCGGCAATACGAGTCCGGCGAAGCGATCCCCCCGGACGTGGCCCGGACAGTGGCACCGCTCATCCCCGGCCAGACCTGCTACGACGAATGGCTGGGTCACTGCGCCAACCCCGACGACAGGTTCGTGTTGATCTTCGCGCACGGGCTGTTCCCGGACGAAGACCCGGAACGTCAACTGATTCTCGGCAAGTGGCTGCGGTCCCCCTGCGAGCTTCACGCATGCTTCCAGGACGTCTGGCGGCGGACCGAGGGCCGCTGGAACGCTGCGAAGTTGCAGGCCCGGCTCAACCGCTGGTTTCCCGTCGAGGCGTTTGGGCTGGACGTCGGCGGTTCGGCACACGGCGACGCCTCGGTGCTAACGGCGGGTGGCAACCGGGGCGTGCGGGGCGTACACTCGGCACAGGTCGGCGACGCCGAGCAACTCTCGCAGTGGGTGATTGAAACAGCTCGGCGGCAATACGGCGTCGACCTGACGCGGCACGAGCATCCCGTGGCGGTCGACATGGACGGCATCGGCTGGGGCGTCGGCGGCATCCTCCGCGCCCGGGGCGTGCATGTTGTTGAGATTCGTGGCAACGCCACGAGCGACGTTGACGCAAGGCGGTACGCCAACAAACGCGCCGAGGGCTATGGCGGTACAGGGCGTTGCAACACCGGGGCATGAGTTTGGAGACCGCGTTGGACGCTGGGTTTTTCTGAACGAAAGGAACGACACGATGAATGTGCAAACTCATCTGGCACTGTTGGGGCGTGCTGCGACCGACAAGGTGACAGGATTCGTGGGAACAGTCTCCTCAGTCTGCTTCGACCTGTACGGCTGCATCCAATGCTGCCTGACGCCAGTTGTCGGTGAGGATGGAAAAGTCCTGCCGAGTCAGTGGTTCGACGTCAGCAGGCTTGAAATCGGGGACAGTGAACGTGTGATTCAACTCCCGGATTTCGAGCGCGGCTATGTCGCGACCGGTGCTAAGGGGCCTGCCGAAAAACCTCCGTTCCCCACAATTGGAGCATGAGAGATGCGAATCAACGAACTGAAGCTGCGCACGGAAAGAAACGCGAGTGGCGTCGAAGATTCGATCCAGAAATAACTCGCCCGAACAGGCAATGACGCCATGCAACAACTGCCCACGCACCGCGACCTGTTGCGGTTCAACGCGGAACTCCCCGATGCCCTTCGCGACAGGTCTGTCGCGCTCCGATTCGCCAAGCCGGTTCCGATCCGCCACACCGAGAATTTCTATCTGATCCGCCTGACTCGCAACATGCTGGCTGGCGGTGAGAAGGATTTCTTTATGCCTGAGATTGCACAGCCGCACCGGGTCGGCAAGCAGCTCTGCCCTGGCTGCCAAGCGGCAATGCGGCGCGTGTCGCCCACCACGTTCGCCTGCGACAATCCCGCGTGTCTGGCGAGCCGCGTTGAGAGCGGCCCGTCTCGCGGCGTGGTCTCTGTGCGGTCGGCATTCGAGGGCGAACTGGACGGCAAGCGCGTGAGCGTGTCATTCATCGCCGGGCTGGAAACGATCAAGACCGGACGGTTTGCGTTCCGCACGCCGCTCGTCAGCGGCTGCCTGCTTGTGCTGGACCGCCGCTATCGGGGCGAGGTGCTCGCCGCGGTCTACCGGACCGCTGGGGAGTTGTGCGAGCGGCTGCGGGCTGATGGACTAGATATCGCGATTCAATGAGGTGCGAGATGGTTGTCGAATGACTACACTCCACCTGCTGAATTGACACCCCGGCCACGCGGGCGCGCATCAGATAAGTGCCACGAGGCCATCATGGAGGTTGCTGAAATGTTGCAGCACAAAGACCCGCCAAACGTTGATGCTGTGGTAGAAGCGCTGAACAACGCTCCGGAACCGCGCCCCAGGGGAAATGGTGTCGATCCCGACTTTGTGTGGTGGGATGGGTTCTGGCACGGAATTATGCTGGTAGGTCTCATCATTGCGGCTGGAGTCGCCACGTTCCTGTGATGTTGCCGCAACATCGCTGATCGGTATCCTGCACGCTCCACGGAAGGGGCACGATGGACGAATCACGCAAACAGACACCCCTGCGCAGGGCGACAATCGGCGATCGTATGCGAGCGGCACTCACCGCACGATGGCGACTGCATGACACGGCACGCTATTTCGAGCAGAAGGCCAAGCTCGCAGATCAGGAGATTGCGTTCCTGCGTGAGCAACTCGCGGCGTTCCGGGACACGTGCCAGTCATTGCAGGAGCTGCACCGGGCCAATGGCGCAGAAGCGTCGGTGGCCATCGAGATGCTCAGGGATGAGCAGGCACGTCGGAAATAACCATGAAACCGGGACCCCGATTCCTCGACACGTTCCAGCCGCGACGCCGTCAGGCATCCGTTGTCGCCGGCGAGCCGTCAGAGCGGTTGTCGGGCGTGGGCACAGCGCGTCCGAACACGCAGCGCAAAGCCAGAGAACAAGTCCAGCACTTCACGTACTGGAATTACGTCGGCATCCGGCCCATCGCGCAGATGTTCGCCGGCACGTTTCCTAACGCGGGGACCCCGGTCAATTCGCCGCCGCCGGGACGCTCGCGGTTGTCCGCATCAGAGCGGAAATGGGTCAGGCAGAGCTACGGCCCGCGCTGGATGCAGGCACACGATTCCGACATCACGCCGCTCGCGGAATCGCATCCGATTCTTGAACTCTTGCACGGGGTCAACGCTGAAGACACGTGGCAGGAGTTCGCGTTTGAGACGGTGGTGATGCTCTATCTGACGGGCCAGTTCTTCTGGTGGCTCATCCCGAATGCCGTGGGAGTGCCCGCCGAACTGCGGCTGATTCCAACGCAATGGATCACGCCGCATCGCACGAAGCGCGGTTGGTGGACTGTGCGGCCGCAATACGCGACGCGGCAATTCGATCTGCCGCCGGAAGAGATTCTCGACGGAAAGTTCAAATCGCCGTTGTCGAAGGGCTCAGGCTGGGGTCCATTGGATGCCGGGCCGCTCTGGGTCGACAACGTGGAGCACATCGAGACCAGCCGCTGGCACGCTTTCAGGCAGGGCGTCAATCCGGACGTGCTGTTGCAATTCGAGGGCGAGCAGTACCAGGACCCGCGTCAGGGGCTGCTGGACCGCATCGAAGAAAAGTTCCTCTCGCGAATCTCCGGAGTCCGCAAGACGGGCAAGCCCATGCTGATTCCGCCGGGCGTCAAGGCACAGAAGTGGAGCAACACGCCCAAGGAGATGGACTATTCGAAGTCCGGAGATCAGTTGAGAGACAACAATCTGGCGCTGATCGGAACGCCGAAGACCGTGGCCGGGATCACCAGTGATGTGAATCGTGCGACCGTCGAAGGGTCGCTCGTCGCGTTCTGCGCATTCACGATGAACCCGCTGTTCCGCCTGATGGCTGGCGTCCTGACTGAGAAGCTCGCACCCCGATTCGATCCACGCATCCGCTTCTGGTATCCGGACTGCACGCCCGAAGACAAGGCGTTCGACCTCGCGCGAGACGAGTCGCACTTCCGGATGGGAGCGTTGAACCCGGACGAGGCTCGCCGGTCGGCCGGTCGCGAGCCGCGCGGCACGTCGCTCTACGACACGGGCTATCTGCCGGCCGGGCTGATGCCGCTGGACGATGGGTTGCAGCCTGCTGATCTGCCAGCCGAACAACCGGGCCCGAAACCATGACACCTGCCATCATCCACCGCAAGAGCCGCCAGCCATGCCAACGACTCCGATTGCACGGACGCTCGGAGATGGCAGGTCTCTTGTCACGCTCGGAGCAATACGAGGACACAGGTTCCCAGCCGTCCGTCTGTCAAAACGACGCGCTCGCGGACGTCGGCGATTGTCGCGCAGCTTCGACCGGGCGCATGCGCTCGCCGAGCGTGGATTCGTACGCAAGCTCGGCGGATTCTTCGATGACGTCACGCGCTCAATCGACAAGCGGCTGAAAGCGGCCGGCACGACAAACGTCAGTGCGAGCAAATTGTTCGACCCGGCTGACTTTCGCATCGCCTTTGCCAAGGCGATCACGCCGCACATTGCCCGTGGCTTGTCTGCGGGGATCACATTCGAGCGCGACTGGATTCGCAAGTCCGGCCTGTCATCACAACAGGCGTTCGCACCGCTGATCGCTCAGCGCGAAGAGTTGCCACTGCCACCGTCGTTTCAAGTCGACCTGACCGAAGAGCAACTGGCCGCCCTGAAAAAGTTCCTCAAGGCCAGGCAAGTGGGCCTGTGGTCCAGCGTGGGCAAGACCACGTCGCTGCAACTCCGCCAGGCCATCGCGGCCGGGCTGAAAGATGGCGACAACATCAAGCAGTTGACGGAGCGCGTCAACAAGCGGATGCGCACATACAAGGGCTGGCAGGCTAAGCGGGTGGCGAGGACTGAGACAACGGGCGCGATGAACGCAGCGGCCCAGATTGAGCGCGACGAGATCGGCATCAAGAAAAAGGAATGGGTGACCACGCTGGACGAGCGGGCACGCGCGTCGCATGTCGCCGTGGACGGGCAGACGAGGCTCAATGCGAACGCCTATTCCGTCGGTGGCGCGGCTCTGATGCACCCGGCGGATGCGTCCCTTGGTGCCCCGGCGAGTGAAACGGTCAACTGCCGCTGTGTTTCTGTAGCCTCATTCGACGACTCTTGATCGTTCACTCGGCGCGGTTCTTCGCCGGCCGACCGACAGGTCGTGGGCACTCTTTGAGGTCCCTCACGTCCTTCAGGCGGACGAGGAGCGTACCGCCCGCGAGGGTGACGTCAGCGGCATCACCTTCTCCGCCCCCGGCTGGCAGACGCTCTGCCGCATCGCCTGGTTCGACGAACCGCGATTTGATGCGGAGGAGATGGCCGCCTCATTGGCGCTGGCGATCACGCACCATGAGGCTGTGCGGGGGTGAGCGGCTGATTTTGGAGGATCAGCCTATCCGCTCGTCCTCACGAGCAGCGCTTTGCTAAGCACTGCTCTTGACGCACTTCCGCCCTCCGGCAGAATCGCAGCCTCCACGCACAGGGTGCAAACCATTTCCCCGGAGTCAGGAAGATGCCCACAACGAGCCAAGCGCGAGTCGCATATGTCATCAAGGGCGGCGAGCGGCGGACCATGAACGTCGAGTATGAGGGCACGGGTGGTGTCGAAAAGAACGCCGAGGCCGTCCGCGAGATCATCGCCGCCGAGCACAAGGTCGATGTCGGTCACGTTGAGCTGTTGACAGGAAAGCCGGCGGCGAAGGCTGCGGAAGCTGCGAAGGCTGACGCGCAGGAGGCATCACCCGCGAAACCGGCTGCCACCGGCAAGCCGGCGGCGAAGGCCAAAGCACCGGCCGCGAAGCAACCCGCCGCTGCTGAACCGGCTCCTATTGGAGATGCGCAGATCGTCTCCGATCCGGCCGCCCCTTGATCCGCGTGCGCCACAGCCGTCAGCAACGAGGAATCCTCCATGCCGCCCGCCGCAGAAAACACGATGACCCATGAAGTCTGCGAAGACGATGCGCTGGACCTGCTGGACGGGCGGCAGGACATCCTCGACGAACTCGACGCCAACAATCCCGACCTCGTATCCGATGCCGGTGTCGTGCAGTTGTCTCACTCGGCGGCTGTGGTCCAGGCGGTTGATACCAACAAGATGTCGGCCCGCACAGCGAAGCCATCTTCGCGGCGGTCGCCGAAGACCTGCTGCGGATGGCGTCGATCGGGTTTGACCCGCTCAAGGCGATAACGCTTGCAGCCGATCGCAACCGGAAACAGGTCGACGGAGTCGAAGACATCGGCATCAACAACCGCTTTCGCGGAATCGACTTCGTGGAAAGCGAACTACTCGAATGGTCGATCACGCCGATCGGTGCGGACCGGGGATCGCTCAAGCAGGCGTTGCATCGCGGCAAGATTCACGACGTGCGAATCCCTCAGTTTCTGCGACAGAGTTTCGAGCTTCACGCGGGTCCGGACAAAGTCTGGTCACCCGGTGCCGACTTCTCACGGCAGACGATCGCGGCTGCCGGCGTCACCGTCGAGGGCGACCCGCAGGCCGTCCAGGCCGCTGTTGAGCGTCTCGCAGCAAGCCCCGACGCATCGCCCGCGAATGACCCGAAGGACACGCCAGGCGGCGAAAACGGCGACGACGGGACGGCAGAAGAGCCAGGCACAGTTGACCGCACATTGCAGACCAGCACAATCCAGCCCGAACAAACGAAGCCACAGGTCACGGCGGCGGACCTCGCCTCCGTCTTCCGGCAACGGAAACCGGCTGAATCGAAAGTATCGCCGGATCAACTGGCCAACGAAGTCGATCGTCGGCTCCGCCAGAAGATCACCCGAGAGGCTGCACAAGCCAGCCACCTGACCAACGAATCGAACTGAATGCCTGAGAAGGCAGAAGCCGCATGAGCAGGGTGGCGAGGACCGCCGCAATTGGCCAAGGATGGCCACCCTGTTTTACAAACTGCAAGGAAGCAACCATGCCACGGAATTCTCGTCTGAACGGCCAACGTCTTCGCGGCGGATTTGCTCAGAACCCGATTGGGCTGCCGCTCCTGCTTGACGTCGAACAGGGCGATGCTGGCGGCACGACCGGTGGCGGCACCGGGACAGTCGCTCCTCCCGCGAACGCTCCCACAGGCGGCGGCAACGAGCCGGCATCGCCGACCCGACAGAATCTGGCAGCGACGCCGGAAGACGTGCAGCGCGAATACGGTCCGCTGCTCGATGCAATCGACAACATCTGCGAATTCGAGGAAGGTCTGGGCGAGCAAATCGCCGGGCTGTGCCGACAGGGCATCGCCGGTGCAGACCTTGACGAGTTCTCCAGTCACGTTCGCCAGTCGTACGGCGGAGCGTCCGTCAAACAAGCGTTGTCCACCTTCGACGAAACCGCGCTCGGCATCTTCACCGACGCGGGAATCGCCGGCGAGATGTTCGACCTGGTCCGTGCTCGCGAAGTGTTCTCTCGCGTCGGTGCCACGCAACTCACGTTGCCGCCGAACGGCTTCATGAAGTTCGCCCGCCAGACGGGTGCCGCCACCGGCTATTGGGTCGGCGAGAGTGCTGCGATCACCGCCAGCCAACAGGCGAGCGGCAGCTTGGAACTGCGGGCGAAGAAGGCCGCAGCCAAAGTCACGCTGCCGAACGAACTGTTGCGGTTCGGCACGCCGTCCGTCGAAGCGTTCGTTCGACAGGACATCGCCCGCGTGCTGTCGTTGCTCGCTGACCTGGCCATGTTAGAAGGGCTGGGTGGAACGTCAATCAAGGGCATCATCAATTACGCCAACATCCTGACCCACACGGCGGGGACCGTTGCGACGAACGGCAACACGTTCGCGCCGGAAGACCCGGCGGGAATGCTGTCCGACGTCGAAGAGGTCGACCACGATCCCGAAGCGGACGGCTTCGCCTACGTCATGCGACCGAAGATGTGGAAAAACATTCGGACCCGTCGATCGGGGTTGCTCGACAGCACGGACGCGAAGGTCGAAGGAATCGGGGAATGGTTGTTCGACATCAACCGTGGTGCGATCCAAAACGGGCAGCCGATCGCACTGGAAGGCCAGCCGGTCGTCAAGTCCTCGCAGGTGAGCAACACCCACGTCAAGGGATCGGGCACCAACCTGACCTATGTGCTGGCCGGCGTGTTCCGGCACTGGCTGATCGCCAATGCGGGAGTCATGGAGTTCGCGATGAGCACGCAGGGTGATACCGACTTCACGAACGACCAGTCCTCGTTGCGTGCCATCCGTCACGTGGACGCGGCCCCGCGTTACGAGAATGCGTTCGTGCTGACCGATTCGATCGACATGGACCTGCCCGCCTGAGTGACGGCGGATTGACAATCCACGACAACATCACGCTTTCCGTGAAAGTATGAAACTATGAATTCCACATACGATCTTCGCAACAATCTCGGCGGCGGCGTGTCGATCCAGCCCGGCACCAACTATCCGGACTCCGCCGACGTCGATGGGGACTGGATCGACTGCCTCGATTTTGAAGGCCCCATTCATGCTGAGTGTGCGGTCGCCAGTGCGACCGGCAGCCCAACAGCGTTTTCCATCAACTTCGACCTTGACGAGGCGGACGATTCGAGCGGCACCGGCGCCCAGAAGATCGCCACGCAAACCGAGGTCACGCTGACCGCCGACAAGACCCGTGGCATCGCACAGGGGATCCGCACGAAGCGGTATGTCCGCGTGAGCATCGACAGCACTGATTCGAGTTTCACCGCCGGGACGTCGCCGGCGATTGACACGTCCGCCAATGTGATCGGCCAGAAGAAGATCGTGTGACCAACCGCAATGGTTGGGACTCGTCCGTGAGGCGACCGCCGCTGCATTTCGTGGCGGCGGTCGTTTTCTGTTTCAGGTGTTGCCACCATGCCATCGCTCACCACAGTCGGCGACCTCAAGCTGTTTCTCGACATCACGTCTTCGGACACGTCCGAGGACACGCGGCTGTCTGAGCTGCTCGACGGCGTCGAGGCGGCAGTGGAGTCGTTCACAGGCCGCCGCTTCGCGAGCCAGTCGTACACCGAATACTACGACGGCGAGGGACGCCCGCTGTTGCCGTTGCAGCAGAGGCCGGTGACTTCCGTCACGAGCGTGAAGGTCGACGCGACTGGCTACTACGGTCACGGCTCTGGGGCGTTTGCAGACGCGGAGGATGCGTGGACGATCGGCACCGACTTCGTGCCGCGTTCTCTCGCCGCTGATGAACAGAATCCCGGACTCCTGGTCGCACTCAAGGGCGTAGACTTCGAGGGCCGCGGCGTGTGGACGCAGGGCATCGGAAATATCGAGGTGGTCTACACCGCCGGCTACGTGACGATCCCGTCCGATCTTGTCTTGGCGGTTTACCAGATCGCAGCCGGTGTGAGAGCAGGGGCTGAAAAGGGCGGTCCCATCGCCAGTGAATCGATCGGCAAGTACGCCTACACCCTGATGTCGGGGTCCTCGGCGGCAACCGGCGGTTCCATCGCCGATGCGCGGGCCACGCTCAGCCGTTATCGAGAGGTGCCCCTGTGAGTTTTCGGTCTCTGCTAACACATCGCTGCACGATCGAACGCAACACGCCGGCCAATACGGACGGTGAGCTGCGGGCCTCGTGGGCGGACAACGCGACAGACGTGCCATGCCTGATCCAAGAGGGCCGGGGCCGCGTGCAGGGCACACAAGCGGGCGAAGGGTTGCAGTACGACGCGATCGGATTTTTCCTGCCCGATGCTGACATCAAACCGCAGGGTGGAGACGATCGCAAGGATCGGATCACTGTGACGACGCCTGTGACGAACGTGAAATATCTCGTGGAGAAAGTCGGCGACGAAGCCGGGCGGGCGAACCATCTGACGGCGTATCTGACCCGTGTTCCGACCGCATCGTGAATCATGGAAGTCCGACTCAGCAAACAATTCGGCAAAGACCTTGATGACCTCGCCAAGGCGTTCGGTTCGTGGGACGACGACTCTGTGAAGCGTCTCGTCAAGGCGCACAAGCGGATCGGTGTGCGGCACAAGGGGGAAGCGGTAAAGCGCGTGCCGGTCGATCAGAGCACTCTGAAGCAGCGTATCACAACGCATACCGACAAGAGCGCGGCGGGAACCGATGTTACGACCGAGACCGGGACGAACGTGCCGGACTATCCGATCTTCCTGGAGTTCGGGACGCGCTACATCGCGGGCGGGCGGGTGAAGGCGTTGGGAGACGGCGTCGGCATCACGGACGCACAGGCGGTGAAGGATTGGCCGGCAAAGACAGGCAGCCGCCAACAGATGCCGTGGCTGCGGCCCGCGTTCAACTCGATCAGAGCGTGGGCACTGAAACAAATCGAGGAAGCGTTTCGACCACCGAAACAGTGAGGACGTATGAATCTCGCAGCACTCAAAACCGAACTGTTGGCCGGGCATCCGGATACAGGCCCCTATAACGCCGATGACACGTTGGCGGCGGGGGAATTGAACGCGGTCAACCGCACATGGCTGGTTGTGATCCCTTCCGAAGAACTGCTTGTCTGGGCTGCCGGGGGAAGCGACGACCTTGCGACGCCTCCGGTGCTGTCTCGCTATGAGCGGGTGGAATTGGCGTCGACCCGTAAGCCCCCGTTCGACAGCTTGCCGGGGAGTGCGGTTGGTGCGGCCAAGGCGGTGATGAAGATGTTCGACATGGGTTTAGACCTGCACCTCAACAAGCCGGGGCGTACGGCCATGCTGACCGGTCTGGTGGCGGCAGGCATCTTCACCACAGCGGAGAGTGATGAACTGGTCGCACTGGCGACGCAGAACATCAGCCGTGCGGTTGAGTTGGGTCTGGGTACGATTGAAGAAGAACACGTCCGACACGCGAGAACCCTCTAATGGCCAATGAAATCAAGATTCTGTGGGACTCGACGCCAGCGATCATGTCGACTGCTTCGTTGGACAGTTTGGCCGCCGGAAATATCTGGCAGTCAGGAGAGGTCAACGACGCCAACCCCGCGAACCAGATTCTGCGC